CCTGGCCCACGCTGTGCTAGGACCTGATGGGCACCAGCAGCTTAGGAATGAGGTGTGGTGATGTGGCACTGGTTGCTGTACACGTTGGCCTCCTTCTCAGCTGATCCCTATCTGCTCGAGCAGGAGCGTGCCCGTACTGCTGGTGCAGTGAACGTGGCCTATGCCTCCCTTGCTGAGGAGGCACCAGCACCACCACGCGAGCCCGCTAAGCCCGCGGCCCCTGCTGTATGCCCCGATTGCAATGGCAAGGGCTACACGTTGCGTCCTGACGGCTCACGGTGGGCGTGCCCATGTAAGCGGTGCCCGACAGGCACGTGCCCGCAGAGGTGATCCAGATGCCTAGCAGGATGCCAAGCTATCGCCCGCCTCGCCTGCGTACACACAGCAGGCGTGACGACACTGCTAGGCCCAACGCATCGGCCCGCGGCTACACAGACCAGAGACACCGCAAGTGGAGGCAGGCTGTGCTGACGCGTGACGCTTGGGCCTGTGTGGACTGTGGACGCATCGACCAGGCCAACCATGCCGACCACTTGGTGCCGGTGGCCGAGCGGCCCGACCTGCGGTACGACGTGAACAACGGCGCGTGTCGATGTCGTTCGTGTCACTCAAAGAAGACGATACGCGAGCGCCCACCGGCGAGGAGGGGGGAGGGTGGCCCCCATCACGGGGGGGTGGGGTCTGGCGAACCACGGTTGTAACCCGAGAACACGCATGGCCGAAATTGGAAATTTGAGTTTTGCGGCCGAAAACAGGGGGTGCGAAATAAATCGTCCCATCAATCGTCGACTTGGAGGCCGGTTAGATGGGTAAGGGAAGGAAGCCAACGCCTAAAGCGATTCTTAGTCTGCGGGGCTCTCGCGTTAGGGGGCCGCACAAGGCCGAGGTACACGCACCAACCGGAGTTCCGCCGGCGCCGGCGTGGCTGTCGGAGGTCGCGTCGGCCGAGTGGCACAGGATCGTTCCGATGCTTGAGGCGTCAAAGGTCATGAGCCCGAGGCACCAGCAAACACTCGCGGCCTACTGCGACTCGTTCGCCGACATGGTGCAGGCCGACCAGGAGCTCAAGGCCAACGGCACAACTCTGATGGACGATAAAGGTAGGGTGAGCAATCACCCGGCGTGGAACAGAAAGCGTGACGCACGAAACCAGATGCTGAAGTTTGCGTCGGAGTTCGGCCTAACGGCATCTGCACTGGCGAGGGTCTCATCTGTTGACCAAGGCCCGCAAGAAGACGACGAAGACGCCCGAATGTTCGCCTGACACGCTTGCTGCCAAGGACGCGGTGCGGTTCTTTGAGAAGCACCTAACCCACAGTAAGGGCGAGTTAGGTGGCAAGGCTTTCATGCTCGAGCCGTGGCAGAAAGAGTACATCGGCAAGCTGTTCGGGACGATGAACGGCAACGTACGTCAGTACCGCACGAGCCTGCTGGCGATTCCTCGCAAGAACGGAAAGAGCACGCTCTGCGCTGGCATTGCGCTCAAGCTGATGTTTGATGGCGAGCCGGGGGCCGAGATCTACTCGTGTGCCGCCGACCGGGACCAGGCCCGCTTGGTATTTGAGATGGCGAAGGTCTGCGTCGAGAACTCGCCTCAGTTACGCAGCCGTCTGCGTGTGTTTCGCAACTCTATCGTGCGTGAGGAAACGCACACGACGTACAAGGCGCTGTCGTCAGAGGCTTTTACCAAGCACGGGCTAAACGCCCATGGCATTATCTTCGACGAGCTGCACGCCCAGCCCGATAGAGAACTATGGGATGTCATGACCACAAGTTCTGGTGCCAGAAGGCAGCCGTTGTGTGTGGCGTTGACGACTGCGGGCTATGACCGCAAGAGCATCTGCTGGGAGATCTGGCGGTACGCCCTGGCCGTGCGTGATGGCGCCATAAAAGACCCAACATTCCTGCCGGCAATATTTGCCGCCGATGTTTCAGATGATTGGACGGCGGAAAGTACGTGGCGCAAAGCCAATCCAAACCTTGGCGTGTCGGTGAAACTTGACGACCTGCGAGTAAGGTGCAAGCGAGCCCAGGACATGCCAAGCGAGGAAAACACATTCAAGCGGCTTCACTTGAATATGTGGACCGAGCAAGACACGCGCTTTTTGCAGATGTCCCACTGGGCGCAGGGAGACAAGCCGTGCCCTGTCGTGCTTGATGGCCGCGAGTGCTTTGCCGGGCTCGATCTTGCAACCACGTACGACACGACCTGTTTCTGCCTGCTGTTCCCGCTTGACGGCGGCACTTTCTGGGTCCAGCCACACTTCTGGATTCCCGAAGAGAACATGCGGGACCGGGTGAAACGGGACCGTGTGCCGTACGACATGTGGGCAAAGGCAGGCAAATTGCACCTCACGCCCGGCAACGTGACGGACTTCGACCAGGTGCGTGCCGACATCGTGGCGCTGTCGAAGAAATACAACATCCGGCAAGTGGCGATCGACCGGTGGAACGCCCACCAGATCACTAATCAACTGCAAGGCGAGGGCATAAACGTCCTAGGCTTTGGGCAGGGATACGGCTCTATGTCGAGCCCTACGGCTGCGCTGGAGGCTGCTGTGGTCGGCGGCAAATTGCTGCACGGCGGCCACCCCGTGCTGGCGTGGCAGGCTTCCAACGTGGCAGTGCAGAGCGATCACCAAGGAAACAAGAAACCGTCGAAGGCCAAGAGCACAGAGCGGATCGACGGCATCGTCGCCCTGATCATGGCCCTCGGCATCCACGCGACCTCGACCGCCCCAGCACCCGCACAATCTTGGGACATCACAGTCTTATGAGTGAGAACGCTGTCGCCGACTTCAAGATGATCGACCTGCGTGGCATCGAGTGGCACGGCGACGGCGGCAGCCGCACACCGTCTGGCATCCGCGTCACGGCCGACAACTCAATGGCCTGCTCGGCCTACACGGCCTGCATCCGGGTTATCTCTGACGCGGTGAGCTCGCTGCCGCTGCACGTTTACGAGCGGCTGGCCAATGGCGGCAAAGCCAAGGCCCCGGCCAACCCGGTCTACCGACTCCTGCACATGCAGCCGAACCCGTGGCAGACGGCACAGGAGTTCCGGGATTGGATGACCGGGATGTATCTGCACTACGGTGCCAGCTACGCGGAGATCCGCCCAGGTGCTCGAGGTGCAGTCTCGGAGCTGTGGCCGCTGCACTCCTCGCGGATGGAGGCCGAGCGGCTGGAGGATGGCCGGCTGCGGTACAGGTACAAGGAGCCCAGCGGCAAGGTAACGACCTACTCGCAGGATCAGATCTTCGCCCTGCGGTTCACCACCGAGGACGGCATCAAGCCCATCCCGACGTACAAGATTTTCCAGAATGCCATCGGCCTGGCTCAAGCTCTTGAGGCCCACGGGTCCACCTACTTCGGCAACGGTGCCCGGCCCGGCATCGTGCTGGAGTCGGACAACCCGATCCCGGCCGAGGCGTCCGAGCGGCTCCGCGAGCAGTGGGAGCGGATGCACCGTGGGCCAGACCGTGCCTTCCGTACGGCCGTCCTGCCCAACGGTGTGAAGGCCCACGAGCTCTCGGGCAGCAACGAGGCGGCCCAGTTCCTTGAAACTCGGCAGTACCAGGTGATTGAGATCTGCCGCGCGTTTCGCGTGCCACCGCACATGATCCAAGACCTGACCCGCAGCACGTATTCAAATATTGAGGTGCAGGGCACCGAGTTTGTGCAGCACTGCCTGCTGCCGCATCTCAAGCGGTGGGAGGCGGCGATCTCGCGCGACCTGATCGTGGACGACGAGACCTACTTTGCCGAGCACAGCGTCTCGGGCCTGCTCCGTGGCGATCACGCCAGCCGGTCGGCCTACTACGTGTCGGCCCTGCAAAACGGCTGGATGACCGTGAACGAGATCCGCGAGCTTGAGAACCTTAACCCAATCGGGCCAGAGGGCGACAAGCACTTCGTGCAGCTGAACATGACCACGCTCGACAAGGTGGGCGAGGACCAGGCCGCGGAGCCGATGCCACCGGCCGAGGCCGAGGAAAGCCCAGCCGACGAGGCAGAGGACCAATCCGAGGAGGACGACACAGATGGAAATTGAACGCCGTTGCTTTCCAGTGGATGAGGCTCCCGAATGCGAGCTCGTCACCGAAACACGTGCCAGCGGCCGGGAAGCAATTAGGGGGCTGGCTGTACCCTATAACCGCCTCTCGCTCGACTTGGGTGGTTTTCGGGAGCGAATCCTGCCCGGTGCATTCGACAAGGTGCTCAACCGCCAGCGTGGCAAGGGCGAGATCCTGAGCTACTACAATCACAACAGCGACATGCTGCTCGGTCGTGAGTCGGCCGGAACTCTTGAGATCATTGCCGATGATCGCGGCATCTCTTACGTCGTCGAGCCGCCGGACACATCCGCAGGCCGGGACGTTCTCGCTCTCGTCAGGTCTCGTAATCTGCGGGGCAGTTCATTCGCCTTCACCGTGTCGCCGCGAAACGGAGAGCGTTTCACGACAGACGAAGGCGGCAAGTCGATCAGGGAAATCGTAGAGGCGTCCGGCCTCTACGAGGTCGGCCCAGTAAATGTGCCCGCGTACGGCAGTGCCACGTCTGCGGTCGTGGCCCAGCGTTCCTATGCGTCCTGGCTGGCAGCGCAGGCCGCAGCAGTCGAGGCCGACCAAGACGCTGAACCGGAGATGAAGAAGGCCATGCGTTCGCTCGTGCGTGACGCAGCTGCTGCGTGGACACTGAGGCTGAGAAATGTCTGACGTGCGGTGCCAGTGCGGTGAGCGTCTGCGGTGCCGATCCAGCAGGCCGGTCGGCAACGAGCGGCAGCGGTATCTTCGTTGCCCGAGGTGCGGCGCTCGCGGAGTGGCGTTTGTCAAAACAACACATTCCGAAGTGCGGTTCTGCAAGGGGCCACGGGCCTAGTGCGATTGTGGACTCCATCGGCAATACCGCCGCAGGAGTCTCACGACACATGGACAACCTCAAGAAGCTTCAGGACGAGGCGGCTGCCCTCGCCAACCGGATCGACGCAGTGCGGGCCATCGAAGGCGACGCCGATAAGATTGCCGAGCGCGACCTCGAGCTCGAGACGCTGACGGCCGACGCGTCGAAGCTCTCCAAGAAAATCGACTTCGAGCGGACCGTGGCCGAGTCGGCCAAGAACCTGCGGAGCGTGGTCGAGCGTTGCTCGCCTGCTGCCGAGGTGACCGAGGAGCGGAGCGAGAAGGCCCGCGTGGAAGCGGTTCCGTTCTCGGGCCGGCTCCGTGCGTTCGCCAAGGCCGAAGACGCCTACAAGGCGGGCATGTGGTTCAAGGCCAAGGGCGGCGACGCTCACGCCAAGCGGTGGTGTGAAGACCACGGCGTCGAGGTGCGTGCCCTCGGTGGTGCGTCCGGTGGCGGTGCGAACTTCGTTCCCGATGTGCTGTCGAGCACCGTTCTGCGTCTCGTCGAGCAATACTCGGCGTTCGCACAGAACGCCACGTCAATCCAGATGCCCAGCGACGTGGTGCTCTTCCCGAAGCGCACGGCGGGAAATTCGGCCGCATGGATTTCGGAGAACTCGGCGATCACTCCGGCCGATCCAAACGCCACGCAGGTGACCGTGACTGCCAAGAAGCTGGCCGCGGCCGTGGTCATCTCTTCGGAGCTGCTGCAGGACTCGATCGTTTCGATCGCTGACTGGGTGGCTGCGGAGCTGGCCCTCGGCATCAGCAACGCCGTCGAGGCGGCTGCATGGCTCGGTAACCCGAGCAACGCTCCGGCTGTCGCGGGTATTGTCACCTCGCACGCAGGCGGTCTGCTCAAGACCACGACTGTCTCTGAGGTCACTACCTACGACTTTGCTGCGTCGCTCGTGGCCGCAGCCGGCGACACGCCGGACGAGGTGACCAAGGCCAACCTGCTGGCGATGATGGCGGCGGTCCCGCAGCACAGCCGGGCGGGTGCCAAGTGGTACTGCTCGCCGTACTTCTTCGCCACCTGCATGCAGGCTCTCGACCTGAACCAAGGCGGTTCGGTCGGCCTGTCGCAGGGCCTCGGCCTCACGTTCCTCGGTTCGCCGGTCGTGTTCACCGACCAGCTGCCGGGCAGCGACGATGCCACCGGCAAGGTCATGTGCCTCTACGGCGATCTGGCCAACTCCTCGATCTACGGCACCCGCGCGGGTCTGGAGATCCAGAGCTCGGACCAGGTGAACTTCCTGTCCGACCAGACGGTGATCCGGGCGATCGCTCGGGTGGGAATTTCCCACCACACGATCGGCAGCTCGACGGTGCCCGGCCCGGTCATCGCCCTGCGTGGTGTCTGATCCTGCTTGACAGCAGTGCAATCCTGAGCGGGCGGCTCTCACACGGGAGCCGCCCGCTCTCATTTGGAGGTTGCATGGTCATCAAGGTAGGGGGCACCGAGGTCGAGATCCGGGCCGAGGCGATCCTGTCCGGCCCGCGGTTCGGCCCTCTGGCTAACCTGTTCGGCTGGGCTCAGGCCCTCATGCCGCTGGGCATCCGGCCCACGCTCGGCCAGGGTGCGTTCTGGAGCCAGGTACTCACGCGGATGATGGAGCAGTTCGTCGACCAGTGCGAATACATCATCACGCTTGATTTCGACACGTTTGTTTCCCGCCAGGATATCGAACAGCTGTTCGCTATGGCCTTGGCGTTCCAGTGCGATGCCATAGCTCCGCTGCAGGTCAAACGCGAGGACGGCAGGCCGATGCTCACGCTGCTGGGCACACTAGACGACCCGCCGGCCAGCGGCTCGACGACGCTGCCCACGTCGTGGTTTGCCGAGCCTGTGCAGCAGGTAGATAGCGCCCACTTCGGCTGCACGATCCTCTCGACGGCCGCCCTGAAGCGAATGAAGAAGCCGTGGTTCTGGGAACAACCAGATCCGCAGGGAAGCTACGGCGAGGGCCGCGTGGACTCGGACATAGGGTTCTGGCGGACGTGGCGTGACTCAGGGAACAAGTGTTTCGTTACGCCGCGGGTGTCGATCGGCCACGGCGAGTACGTCGTGACGTGGCCCGGCCGTGATCTCGGCAAGCCTGTTTTCCAGTACACGGGCGATTGGATGCGGACGAACAAGGCCCCCGAAACTGCATGGAGCGTAGGACAATCGTGAAACTGAAGTTCATCCGGTCGTGGCGTGCTTACTGCTCAGGTCAGACGGTGGACATCCCCGGCGGCCTGGCTGCCGAGTTGCTCGCCAGAAAAATCGCGGTTGAGGACAAACAGCAGCAGTTGATCGAAACGGCTGCGGTCGAAACGCCAGTGAAGACGGCCGACGCCACGCCACGCAGGAAACGCACGCGATGACGTACCGCAGCCTGACACGAGCCACGCAGTCTGTCGTGGAGCCCGTGACCATCACGGACGCCAAGGCCCACCTGCGCGTCGATACGGACGACGACAACGCCTACATCATGGGCCTGGTGGCAGCTGCTCGAGGGTGGGTCGAGGAGTACCTGGACCGCTCGCTGGTTCACACGCAGTGGACGATGCGGCTGGACGGGTTTCCGCCGAACGGCCTCGACAACATCGAGCTACCGCGGCCGCCGATGGCAACCGCCTCGGCCGTCACCTCAGTGGCGATCACGTACACCACGGAGACCGGTGCCGTGGTGGTGTTCCCGTCGAACGAGTACCGGATCGACAGGAACTCCACGCCCGGCACCATCAGTCCGCTGTACGAGCAGGCGTGGCCAGTGCATCGCCGGGATGAAAACTCGGTGATGATCACTTGGTGGGGCGGGTACGGCGAGGACGGCCGCAGCGTTCCGACGCAGATCCGGCACGCAATTCTGATGCTGGTGGCCCACTGGTACGACCGGCGTGAGTCTGTACTGACCGGCACCGTATCCAAGGAAATCGAGTTTGGCGTGAAGTCACTGCTCGACTCGTGCCGCTGGGGGACTTACCGATGAGCACCTACACCCAACTTCCCGGCCAGCTTGGGCTGTCGCTTCGCCGCGGTGACGAGCTCGGCACGACGATCGACTTCTCGCCCACGACCATGACCGGCTACACGGTCTCGGCGGTGATCACGTCGCTGGTGACAGGCAATACAGTGACGGCGTTCACGACCACGCTGACCAATGCCGCGGCCGGCATCGTGAACATTGCACTTACGGAGCAGCAGACGGCCGCTCTGCCGGTCGGCACGTACGGCTGGCGTCTTGAGTGGGACGCTCCCGGTAGCGTGCGGAGGACCGCACTGCAGGGCCTGGTGGAGGTCGTCGGGTGACAACGGCCAACGTCACTAGCAACCCGATCACGGCCACCGTTTCAGGAACGGCGGTCTCGGCGGCTGTCACGAGCTCGAGCACGTCCGTGAGCACGTCGGGCGGCGTCGGGCCGCAGGGGCCTCAGGGAGCGTCCGGCGTTAAGGGAGATGCTGGCAGCGTTGGCCCACAGGGTCCTGCTGGTGCTGCTGGACCGGCAGGCCCGCAAGGTGCATCCGGCCCAAAAGGCGACCAGGGCGACCAGGGCACTACAGGCCCCGCTGGCGCAACCGGGCCGCAAGGCCCAAAGGGAGACACCGGGGACGCAGGGCCGCAGGGTGTTGCTGGCGCCACAGGGCCAGCAGGTCCTACTGGCTTGACTGGACCGGCAGGCCCTGCTGGTGCAACAGGGCCGCAAGGTGACATAGGGCCAGCAGGACCAACAGGGCCGCAGGGCGCTGCAGGAACAACTTCGTGGAGCGGCATAACAGATAAGCCTTCCACATTCGCTCCGAGTTCGCACACGCACCCGCTGTCCGAGGTGACGCAGTCCGGCGCGACGACCGGGCAGGTCGCCACATGGAATGGTTCGGCATGGGCGCCAGCTGCCGCCGCTGGTGGCGTGTCGGACGGCAGCAAGGGCGACATCACGGTGAGCGGCAGCGGCTCAGCGTGGACGATTTCTGCCGGTGCCGTCACTGAGGCCGATCTCGCCGACGCTGTCCGCAACCAGATTTTCCATCCGTTTTTGCTCATGGGAGGCTGACTTATGCCGCAGACGCACAAGGTTCTCGGGCAAAGCAATCCAGCCGCCACCACGCTCACCACGCTCTACGCGGTGCCGTCATCCACGCAGGCGATTGTGTCGTCGCTGACGGTCTGCAATCAGTCTGCGTCCGCAGCGTCCTATCGTCTGGCCGTGCGGCCTGCCGGTGCGGCGGCAGCGGCACAGCATTACCTGGTGTGGGATTCCGCCATTGGCGGCAATGACTCAATAACGCTGACACTTGGAATCACGTTGGCAGCTATTGATGTGGTTAGCGTTTACGCGTCATCTGGCACGGTATCGTTTTCCGCATTTGGTGTGGAAATCTCATGACCACTCGCCTAGCCAGCGCATCAAACCTTAGACGGTCATCGATTGCACTGCAGTCGCCAGCGCTGGTGGCTGTGCGTTATTTGATCGTTGGCGGCGGAGGATCTGGCGGTGCCGGCTCTCGCGGCGCTGGAGGTGGTGCTGGTGGCGTTGTTGCCGGTACGGCCTATGTAGTGCCTGGCGTCAGCTACGCGATCGTCGTCGGTGCGGGCGGCGCTGTTGGTGTGTATACGAACACAGTGAATTCCGTCTCGGTAGGCAGCCAAGGGACAGCGTCAATCGCGCTCCTGCTGACTGCTGTCGGCGGTGGCGGTGGCGGCGGCGGTGACGCTACATCGTCAGGAAGGCCCGGTGGCTCCGGTGGCGGTGCGTGGTGGCTCGGCAGTGCAGGTGCCGGTACGCAGCTGCAAGGGAACGCAGGTGGCACTGGCGTGGCCACCGGATCGTTCGGAACTGGCGGCGGGGGAGGCGCGTCTGCCGCTGGAGGTAACGGCACATCGTCGGCTGGCGGTGCAGGCGGCGGTGGAGTTGCCAACGACATCACTGGCTTGTCTGTGACATACGGTGGCGGCGGATCTGGCGCTCTTTTCAACTCAGCGACATCCGGTGCGGCTGGCGCTGGTGGCGGCGGCAAGGGAAATAACACGACGCCCAGCGGTCAGTCTGGCAGTAGCGGCACCGCAGGCACTGGTGGAGGCGGCGGCTCTGGCGGCTCGGGCGGAAGTGGCGTGGTCATCCTTCGCAGTCTGTTTCCGGCGTCCGCGACAACTGGGTCGCCAACTGCGTCTCGCGTTGGCGTGGAATACCTCTACACGTTCTCGGGTGCTGGGAGCATCACCTATTAATGGCACACTTTGCAGAACTGACTTCCGACGGCGTTGTGGTCGCCGTGCTCGTCATCGCAAATAACGAAATGCTCGTAGACGGCGCTGAGCAAGAGATCCGTGGCGTCGACCTTCTAGAATCGCTTTTCGGCCATCGAAGATGGAAGCAAACGTCGTACAACGGCCGCATCCGAAAACGCTACGCTGG